TCAACACTAACACCTTCTTTAGCTTCAATTTTAACTGTTATAACACCACTAAAATCAACTTTTTGAGGTGTACTTTTAGCTGGGTCTTTACTCATTTCCGCAATTTGTCTTGCTCTTGCACCACTAGCACCAAATACTGAAGCACCATCAATCTCAGGGATTTTTTTAACTTTAGTTTTAACTGCTCCAACTTTACCTGTATCAATCACTTTTTTGAATTCTTCCATTGCTGACTTGAAAGATTTTTCTGTTGACGAAGTACCTGTAGTTTTACTAATTATATTAGTTAAAATATTAGAAGTTTTATCTGAAATATATTCGGGTAAATCAATAAACTTTGTTTCTAATATTTTAAATTGCGTATTAAAAGTTTGTTCACTAATTTCTCCTGATTGTGTTTTTGTAATTAAAGATTGAAGTGCTCGTATTGATTCATCAACAAACTTACTTACCTCTTTTGTTTCAGGACCAGCATTACTAATTTCTCTTGAAACTGTTCTCACAATGTTTTCTAAACCCACAACATTAGACACAACCTCTTTTGCACCAGCGGTACCATATCTCATTTGATTTAACATACCTAATGTATTTGCCGCCACCTCTGTCATTTCGTGTAATTGATTTCTTTGAATAGCCTCAACAGTTTTTGGAGTTTCTTTTTGTAGTTTGATTAATTCATCAAACTCTTCTTGGTTAAGATTTTGTAATTCTTTTTTGGTATTGTCTTTTAAGTTAACCTCATACGTTCCGCCTTCACCCATACTTGCAATATTTGCCAAAAGTATCTTATCATTTTCATTATCAAAATTAATACTTGGATTTATAGCAGATAATCGAGTATCTAAATCTGCCGCAGCTAAAGCACTTTTAGTTAACTGTTGATAAGAAATACCAGTTAAATCTTCCATTTCTTTCAAACTTAAAATACCTGCCGCACTTATTTTAAATGAATTTGTTTCTTTACTAAAACTAACAAATTTTTGTGTTGCTTTAATTATACTATCTTGTAATGCTCCAGGGTCATTAATTGCATCATTCATCAATTTAAATGGGTCTCCTAAACTACCAACGGCAAGTCCTAATCTTTGAAATCCTGCTGCCATTGCAATAGCACCTTCAGGTCTTAAAACTTTATCCGCAAAAACAGCGGTTTCGTTCATATCAAATCTTAACATTGATGCTTGTGCAGCCATTTTGGTCAACCCTTGAACACCATCATTAAAATTAAATCGATTCATTAACTGTAAATTTTCAGTAACTTCTTTAGTTACAATTCTAGCATTTAAACCTAAACTTTGAACATACTTTATTGAATCCTCAACATTATCACCAATTTGAGAAACCTCATATCCCGCTTCAGCAAAATTCTTAGTTAATGCAAGTGCATTTGTTTGTAATATTTCTGATGATGCATATAATTCTGAAACTTGGTCTACAGTAGCAATTACATTTCTTCGAGAACCCTCAGCAATTCCTTCCATTGTTTTAGTAACATCCATAATGCCACCACCAAGCTTAGTTATTGATGCAACTGAAGAACTAATTGCAATTTGCATTTCCTCAATTCGAACTCTTCCTCCAAGAAATGCTTGGTTAAGACTTTGAGCTTCAATTTTCATATTAGAAATTGCATTAAAAACACTTTCCAAAGGTTTTTCTATTTCCGTATATAAATTGAGAATATCTTCTAAATCTTTTTTTTCATCTTCTGCTGCCATAATTTAATTTCTCGTTACCTATAAATAGAAGAAGGACTAATTTTTTAGTCCTTCTTATTATTTTCAACCCATTTATCTAACAAATATTTTCTCATAAAAACGGGCATTACCATAAAATCTTGATACGTTATTTTCATTAACGTATTTAAGTAATAAAACTCATCAAGTTGTCCTTGTCTATAATCCGAAGAAAGGACGAAAAAAGTCAACCCCAAAACCAACGTTAACTGTCAGTTGTTCTCCTGATGGGGCTATTACTACTCTCGACATATCGAGCTTTGGTTCATTATCATCCATAAACTTACGATAAGTTTTAGAATCAAAAATTGGCATTGACTCAACAAACTTCGCAATTTCAGTTTTATCTGTTGTTCCATTTACCTCAACAATTTCTTTATTCATTCTCCAAGTCACTCTTGGTATAACACGTCCTTGAGGATATGTTTCAGCCATTCTGGATAACTCCGTAATTTCACCATAAGTTAATGGTTTAGCTTTAATTGTTGCTTGAGATTTAGGTAAATTAATTGAAAAAGTACCATCTTCTGATGGTTGTTGTCCATTAACAATTGAAAGTTGGTCTAATAAAACATTTGCTTGAAATGGTTTTTTAGTTACCGGGTCTGTAAGATTTAACATCATTTCAGGTCCAAATGCTGTGTTTCTTAAAAAGATAAGAATTGCCTCAACATCACCTTCAATTAATTCTTCTACTCGAATATCAGGTTCATATATTTTTGACCTTAATAAATTAAGAGTTAAGTCTTTTGCACCACCCATTAAAATATTTTCATCGGCAGCGGTAAGATATCCCACCTTAATTGATTTCTTTTTATTTTTATAAAAAATACCTTGTGAAGGTAATGGTACCACATCGTGTGGTAATGTAAAATTTTGTTGACCGTAGTCGTTTGATTGTTGATTGTCCATATAAAAAAATAACCGTAAAGTTTAGCTTTACGGTTAAATATAGTGAGTATTGATTTTTTATAAATAGTAATCAATAAACTAACACACATCTATCCATTCTTAAAGTTGCCGCAATTGTTGCCAAAGCATCTTGAGAATATGATAATGTGTTAAAGTTAACGTCAGTTAAGAATGTTCCATAAAGAATCCACTTCTCAACAACAACACCCGTTGGGTCTAACATCTCCAAGTCAATATCTTTTTTATAACCCGCAGCATAACCCATACGACCCGTAACTGATTCAGCGTGTAAACGTACCCACTCCATCAATGCTTGTGCCGCAGAAGGACCAATTGGGTCTCTAAACGTAACATTTAATGCTTGCCAAGTGAATCTTCCCGCAACATATGTTGATGTATTTAGGAAAGGGATTTCTGTAGCAGCGATTTGAATATGTGGTCTTTGAGCAGTTTCTACGAACCATTCATTTATACCCAAACTTGATGGAAACCTTAAGATGAAACGATTCTGACGTTTTGGTTCATAAGGAACCGGCATTTTCATTAATAAATCAGCCATATTATTTTAATTTTTATTATTTTATTTATTCTTATAAATATTAGTTAGTTAAAAATATTTCTATTTACTTTTTTTTATATAGAATTATTCATTATATATAATTTCTAGTACTAATATATATTCTAGTTTATTTATATTCTTTCTTAATTCCTCCTGATGTAGAATAAGTCTTTACTATATTATCTGGTTTTTTATTAAAATGTTTACTCATTAATTCAACATTTCTTAAATCGTCATCTGAAAAACCAATAGATATTTTACTAGGGACAAATTTATTGGACACATCATTTTTGAGGAAAGCTCTCTTATTTAAGATACCCGCCATTCCTTTAATATAATCTACAAAACCTTCCATCGCTTTGACTTTCGCAACCTCAGGATTGGCAGCACCTTCTTCGTCTCCAAAAGAAACGGGGTGGTATTTGTTAAGTTCTAAATATGATTTAATTAATTCATTATCAGTCATATCATCTTCATCAGTAAAACTTCTATATTTTTTTAAGTTCTTAATAAGTGATTCTTTATCAATACCATTAAAACCGTTAATAATATAATTATAAATTCCCTCTTTAATAGTATTTGGGTTATGACCTCTTGCGGTTATAATCGCAAATATTGAACCATTATTAATTGCTTCTCTAAAGTCATTAAATGCCGGTCCTAATTTCGCTCTCATCGAATCAACTAAAAATTCTTTGTCTCCTTCTGTTGTGAAATTACGAAATGGATTTTCCGCAAAATCAACAATTACATTACCTTGATACGTGAATGGTTCTTTACCAATTTGACCTCTAAACTCAGCAAAATCGTCCGTACTCATACCAACCTCATCACCGTCTTCCGACTTTAAAATAATCTTTGTCGGCATATGAACAATATTATCGTCCCAATCGAATGCATAATATTTCATATCTGGTGAACCTTCGGGTTTAAACCCTTCTTTAATTACTTTTTTCATATTTGGCTAAAAAGTGGGGACGAATCCCCACTTATGTTTTTTATTAAATATTCTCAAACGAAGCTCCAGTTGGAGTAATAAAGAACTCAATATCGATGAATTCTAATGCCTTCGTAGGTTTAAGATATATTTTACCTGTTAATGTATTTCTATCTAAATCTTCAGGAGAAGATGAAACTGTTACACGGAAATCGTATAAACCTCTGTCTCTTCTAATCGCATCTAAAATAGGGTTAACACTATCTAAGAATTGTTGTCTAACGATTTGGTCGTTTTGTTCAAACAATAATCTTACCGCTACTGCTGATATTAACTTACGAGCTTGTAATAACAATCTTCTTACGTTTAATCTGTTTAATGCTGTGTCAGAAACTTGAAGAGTTTTGTTACCCCAAATAACTGTTCCAACATCAGCAAAAGTCGCGATTGGATTGATTCTACCTTGATATAAAGTATCTCTATCTTCTTGAGTTAGTTTCTGTCTTGCTTTAACTGAGTTTACTAAACCTCTTGTGTAACCCGCAGATGCGAACCAAGGGAAAGCAATGTTATCAGTCAATGCTAAGTTTCTACAAACTTCACCAGTTGGTGGTAAATAGATTTGAGTATTACTTACAGTATCTCTAACTAAAATCCAAGGATAGTAGGTAGCTGTGTAGTTTGAATCAATTCCTGTATTATCCAAGTTATCAACCGCTTCTTGTGAATAAATAATATCTAAAGAGTTAGTTGAATCCGGAGTATACATATTGTAATCAGGAGTTGTTGCGATGTAAACCGAGTCAGCTCTTGAATATTGAACCATATCGATTGCTTCTTCAACAAGATTAGAGTTGTTAACATAATCAATACCTGTTGTTGCAAAAACGTTAATGTTTGTTGCTTCAGGGTTTGCAAATGTTAATACACCTAATAAGTAAGCATAGTAGTCAGTGTTTGCAAAGTCTTGAGTATTGTTTTGAACAATAATTCTTTTGAATACACCATCACCAGTTGCCGTTGGGTATCTTGGAGATGCCGCAGCACCTGCCAAATATCCTGAATCTCCTAATTGGAATCTATCTTGATTTGTTCTAAATTCTCTGTAGATATCCCATCCGTCAAATCCACCCGCGAAACATACTGTGTACTTTCTTGAGTAAATGAAGTAATATGGATTTTCTTGAGTTTGTGGGTCTTCTCTAAAATCAGCAACACCACATTCAAATGCGGTAGTTCCACTATCAACAGAGGTATTACCAATATTAACAACCGTAGCACCTGAGTCCATATGGAAACCTTTACTTAACACATTCCATTTAATTGAATCTGTTCTATTCCCCCAATCTACTGTTGGATTTTGTTTACCTTTATAAGAGAAGAATGATTCATCAACACCATATTGAGCTGTTGAAAATCCTAAGTAAGTTCTTCTTACAATATCTCCACCCGATTCAACAGCATTTGAAACTCCACCTGTAGTTGTACCAAATGGTGGGTTATAAATAACTTCACCAGGGTAATTATATTTCACTTTATATTGAATATAAGGTGATGGATATACTGAATAATTTTCGTATTCTCTTTGAGTATAACCATAGAATCCACAAGGAATTGCATCTATTGGTGCTTCGTCTGCCATTTCAATCATAATAAATTTTGAAATTAAAGCGTATTCACCATTTGATGAACCAATTTTCTTAGCAACAAAGTTGTTAGATGCTGGGTCCAAATTACAATTTGTAAATTTTTCAATTACAACAGGATTTGCATCCGTATCAAAGAAACTTCTAACCAACACATCAAATGTCATATTATTAAATGATAAGTTAGCAATTGAAACTTTAACTTCTGTATTTGCGGAATCACCATCTGAAATTGAAATAAACTTAAATAAGTTATAAACTTTATTACCTCTTAGCTCAGATACTAAGAAAGGAGTTTCTGGTGATTGATATTTTTCTAAATTCCAAGCAATTGAAGTAGTTGATGTTGTATCTCTTGCTTCAGGTAACTCGATTAAAGTACAATTTAATCCACGAATATAACCTTGGTTGTAACCATAAGCTAATGATGCTGGATAAACTTCTTCAATAAACAATGGAACTTCAAATCTTGATTTACCAAAATTATCAAAACCAAAAACTTTTGTAAGATATTTTGATGATGCCGCCAATAATGAAGTTTCAAATGTGAATACTTCATTTTCTTTAGTAACACCTGAAATTGCAAATGTTGCATATGGTGAAGTTGTTATACCTGAATATTGACCAGTACAAAGTAATGATACATCGGTTAAACCAGTAACTTGATAAACAGGTCCGTGATTTTCACTTGTAGAACTATTAGTGTATAATGAAATACCTCTTGAACGTAAAGTAGCAACAACCATATTATTGTATTCAGGGTAAGCAGTACCTGAGAAGTTATAAACATTACCCGATACAGTTCCTGTAAAACTTTGTGAAGAACCTGAAGTTAATGAACTTACAACGTAATCAAATGAATAACCTGAATAACTATCAGCACTATAGTTTTGGAAGTTAGCATAATACCAAGAATCGTTAGAACCAGCACTTAAATCATTTTGTGATAAATCAACTGAATAACAATCATAAGCATTTGTTACAGCACTATAAGTTGAAACTAAACTATTGTAATCAGTTTCAGGAATTGCACCATATACTATCGCAGTTGTTGCTGATAATGATGGTGTGTCCATAATTGTATCCAAGTAACTATTAAAGTCATTTGAATATGTTGAAACTGAACCATCAGCCAATCTATATTGTGTATTATAATTTGCCGATACTTGTGATGGTAAATTATTTGGATTTAAAAATGTTACCGTTCCACCTGAAGATGTTCCTGTAAAAGTAGCACTCCAAGTAGTTCCTGTAGATGGATTTAATCCAATTGTTAATGGGTCAACATTCGCAGTTACGGTTAAAGACCAAGAAGGTCCCGCGTCATAACCCGACAAACCTAATACTCTTGTTACGAATAACTGATTAGATTGTTGAAGATATGATTTAGCAATGTATGCCGCTTCATATTTAGGGATTTGAGTATTAACAAACTTAACTGGTTCTGTTCCACCAAAATAAGCTTGAAACTCGTCATAATTAGTAATGAATACTGGTTCGAAAGCTGGACCTTTTAAAGTCTCACCTACCAAACCTAACGTAGTAACCCCGACACTCTGTGCTACGAACGATAAGTCCGTTTCAGATGTGTATACTCCAGGTGATACGTATACTTTTTGATTTGCTTGTGCTGTTGCCATTATAAATTTTTATATTGCAGATTTATTTTATACATAAATATTCGTAAAAAGACGAAAAAACTTTACTTTTTAATAACTATTTATAAACGGTAGGAAAAAATTCTACCTTTTTTCACCCTATGAAAACAAAGAAAGAAATAAAGAACATTAAAATATCACCAGAATCACATGATATACTGAAAAAGTATTGTGAAAAACGAGGAATTAAGATTTATAAATTTTTAGAAAACTTAATTATAGAAAGGTGTAAAGAGAAGAAAGATATCTACGGAGAGGATTAATAAATGTCCCAACTACTATAAGTTCCTGAACCAATTACTTTGGTTGCTCCTGAAAAAACTAAGATACCTGTTTCAGGAGAATAAGAAACTACAATAGAATTTTGACTATTTTTTTCATCGTGAACAATTTTAATTTTATCTCCTTCTTTAAAAATTAAATTTTTTGATATATTAAAAGTTGACCCACTCTGAACACCTAAAGTATATGTGTTATTAGAATATGAATTTGTTCTAAAATATATTGGAGTATTTCCATATAAAGTGTTTTCAAATTGTATGTTAGCGGTTTGTCCTGTGATTTGTTTGGTTACACTAATCGTTAACGAATCGTTTGTTGTTATTTGAATATTTTGAACATCAACACCATAGTAATCACCATTAATATAAACATCATATGTGTTAATATTATTTGATGAAATAAAATTCATATTAGCAGTAAAATCTATTTTATCAGTTAATACATTATTATTATCAACATATAAAAAATTAAAATTAAATTCATCAGGATTTTCTGTAGAATTTCTTCTACGACTTCTTGTTGAAGTTTCAACTTCCATTAGTTGTGTAACTCTTTGAATTGCGGGTTTAACCTCAAACTCATCTTCATCAATTAAATAACCTAACATCGTAAAGTCATAATTTTGAATATAATATTTTCTTGCGTCCATAGTCATTTGAGACTCGTCTGAAATATTATTAAGAACGATTGGAACATATTGACCTTTTATAAAAGTATATGCCTGACGAGATGAAAACTTTTGCATAACAACTTTATTCAACTCGTTTAATTCTCTCATTCTATTACAAATTATTTTTACACTATAGTTAATATCAACAGGTACTGGCTGTGGGATTGTATAAATATCCATACCTTGTTCGTTACCATTCCAAGTTGGAACGGAAGCATAATAGAATTGTTTTCTATTTGGTATCGTATATTGTAATGAGGGGTTGGTTCCATATTTTACTTCGGGGGTTCTAACAACGGTTATAAATGGTGGTGACGGGTTGTAATCCAAATCCACAAACTTCCAAGTTTCTAAATATTGTGACCAGTTTTGTGTTGTAATTAGGATATCCAACATAGGTACAATTTTTCCAGCGGTTACAACTTGTAAATCTGTTTTAACAAAATCTAACATACCCCTATCCAAATCGGCATGTAATACTGACTTTGGTAGATAAGTTCCATCTGCGTTAATATATTCTAAAAGTTGTTCTCTTCTAGCAGATAACGTTTTCTTAGGAACCAATGGTAATGTTGGTTTTACAACTTGTTTTGGTAATGCCATTTTATTTTTTTACTACAAATATTTTATTAGTTGAATTTATCATATCAACTTCATTTGCCCCATATATTGGTTCTTCACTATTTTTATAAACAAAAGTGTTAAATCTATATGGGTCATATGTCACAATTTTATTAGAATTTGTGACAGGTAAATCTTCACAAGGATATTCACAATATTCTAATAATTTTCCAATTACAAATGCGTGAACATTTTTGCTTTTTTCTTTTCTAACTCTATCTTTTCCACCGGGTCTAACTCTAAATTCAACATCACCCAATTTAACGTAATCCGCATGCATAATTACTTTATTGTTATAAGTTATTGAAAAAGTATGTTTATGTAAATTATAATATACCATAACTTTTTTACCAATAAACAAAGAATCAAATTGTGATTCGGTTATCAATACTTTCATTATAATCCCCTAAATTCGTTTTCACTTACGTACGTTCCAATAATCGTTCTATAGAATGGTTTGTAACCACCATATGTATGTTTGTTGTCGGACCTAACATATCCGTCATCACTAACTGAATAGTATCTAACTCGGTCTTCAGTTTCATAATAACCAATGTAGTCACCCATGAATATTTCAATACCCAAATCATCAAGTTGTTTTTGATAAAGTGAAAATTTCATATTACCTGGTTCTTGTTGTTCAACTCTTGATGTACCTAAAAATTTATTGGTTGGTGCCATAACTTGAACTAATCCTTTTAATTCAATAGGTGCCATAAATTGAACACCATCTTCAAGAACCTCACCATAAACCGCATCAGTTTTTGTTTTATATCTGTCAATACGATATAATACGACGGTAAAGTTCATATCACCTTCTAACCACTCTTGACCCATACCCACGTCTAACTCGTAGTCTTCACCACCGAAGAACTTACCTAACCTTGTTATTGGAACTAATTTCTGCATATAATTGATAAATACTTTATTTTTACTTATATTTATTCCAAACTTTTATTTTATAAATGGAAATAAGTTTAGAATCAAAAGCAATGACGATTCTTGAAACATATGAGGGTGGTAATAATTACCTTTTGGTGTTAAAGAAAAAATCAAAGTTAAATAAGAAATTTTACCCAACTCGGAGTCAATCCGAGTATATCATTAACTTCCACGATAAACAACCAAAGGTAGCAAGAAAGTGGGTTATCTTGGACGCATACTTCGCACAGAAATTGGCCGACGATAAGTTAATGACCGAAGTACCTGAAAAAGTTTGGGTGGAAAAGTTATTGGCAGAAAAAGAAAAGGCGTTTCATATTTGGGGAAAGATAAAAGAAACAGAAGAATTTCACGATTTTTGGTTACCAAAAGCTGCGGTCATAAAAGACAACACGGTTAAAGATGTTGTTATCAATTATGACAAATATTCTAATCGTCCACCACTTGAACATCAAAAAGAAGCTGTCCAAAAATTGGTTGAAAATAAGAAATTTATTTTGGCGGATGATATGGGTTTGGGAAAAACCACATCAACAATTATTGCTGCGTTGGAAGCAAACTCAAAGAAAGTTTTAATTATTTGTCCTGCAACATTAAAGATTAACTGGAAACGAGAAATTGAAAATTATTCCGACAAATCAATTTATATTGCTGAAGGTAAAAATTTTAGTACGGATGCCGATTTTGTTATCATCAACTATGATATTATAAAAAACTTCCACGACCCAAAGAAAAAAGATGATTCGGAAATTCTTAAAGCAAATTTTGATTTGGTTATTGTTGATGAAGCCCATTATATTAAAAATGGACAAGCTCAAAGAACAAAGTTAATTAATGATTTGGTTAAAACCGTTGACCGACTTTGGTTATTAACGGGAACTCCAATGACATCAAGACCGATGGATTATTTTAACTTATTAAGTTTGGTGGATAGTCCCGTGTCCAAAAATTGGATGGCATACGCAATTAGGTATTGTCAGGGTTATCAATTCAATGTCGGTGGTAGAAAGATATGGAACATCACCGGAGCGTCGAACTTGGACGAGTTAAGGGAACGAACCGCAGCAACAATTTTAAGAAGATTAAAAGAAAATGTTTTGGATTTACCCGATAAAATTATTACACCAGTTTATTTGAGATTAAAATCAAAAAACTATGAAGAAGTTATGGGTGAATATTATGATTGGTATGATAAAAATCCTGACGAATCAAAATCATTAACGGTTCAATTTTCAAAGCTCACAAAAGTTAGACAGATTATTGCCGATGAAAAAATATCACAAACAATTGAAATTGCTGAGAACATCATCGAACAAGATAAAAAAGTAATTATCTTTTGTAATTTTACTGATTCATTAAATAAAATTATTGAACACTTTGGAAAATCGGCAGTAAAACTTGACGGGTCAATGTCAAAACCTGAAAGACAAAGAAGTGTTGATGAATTTCAAGATAATCCAAAAGTTAAGGTTTTTGTTGGAAATATTAAAGCGGCAGGTGTTGGTATTACTTTAACCTCAGCAGAAGCTGTTATTATGAATGACCTATCATTTTTACCCTCAGACCACGCCCAAGCGGAAGACCGAGCATACCGATATGGTCAAAAAAATAATGTATTGGTTTATTATCCAATATTTGAAAACACAATCGAAGGTGTCATTTATGATATCTTAAATAATAAAAAACAAGTCATCGCAACAGTTATGGGTGACAATCAAATAACAACGGACGCAGCCGAAGAAATCTTACAAAAAATAAATCAACTGCGATATTAACAACTAACGGATTATTTATATGTAATGGATAATCCAAAATTATGAAAAAAATACAAGAAAAAATTCAGAAACTTGAAAAACAAATAGTAAACGAAAAAGTTGAAACAGGAAAAAAAGTTTTAATTTCTGAAATGAAAAAAATTGGAATAGAGAAATTACCCTATTCTTACTCAGCCCTCAAAAACTTCATTGACCCAGAGACAATGAATGTTCACTACAACAAACACTATAAAGGTTATGTAGACAAATTAAACAACGCACTATCTAAGAAAAAACGAGGGGACTTAGACTTAGAAAAGATTATTAGAACAATTAGTCGTTTCGATAAAGATATAAGAAATAATGCCGGTGGAGCATTTAACCACGCATTGTTTTGGAATATGCTAACACCAACACCACAAAGATTAACTGGTGAGTTATATAAAAAAATCACAAAACAATACGGAACTTTTACAAAATTCAAAAAAGAATTTGAAAAAATTGCCAAGGAAAGATTCGGTTCAGGTTGGGTGTGGTTAGTCCTTACTTCAAGTAATACCTTGAAAATTATGACACTTCCAAATCAAGACAATCCGTTAATGAACGTAATTGAAAATGGTGGATTTCCACTTTTAGGTTTGGACTTATGGGAACACGCATATTATCTGAAATACAAAAATAAAAGAGATGAATACATCACAAATTTTTGGGGTGTTGTAAATTGGGATTTCGTAACCAAAATGTACGAAATGAAAACCCAAACAAAATTAATGGAATCTCAAAAAATGAAACAAATTTTAAGTGAAGGTAAATCTGAAATGTGTTCATCAAAAGAAAATGAATTTTATAGAAACTTATTTAATACCGTTCCTGAAGTTAAATGGACTTATAGAGATGGTATTGATAGTATTTTGAGAGATGTTTTTAGTGAAAAATTTATTGAAAAACCTGAAAGAGACCAATTACCTGGTTTTTATGATTTAGAAGGAACTGGTAGGTCTGTAATTAATAAACTAAACACAAATTACACAGCATTTTGTATTTTATTACAAGACTTAAATGTCGTAATAAAGTCAAAAACAAATGAAGATATTATTAATTTTAAAGATAAAAATCCTTTTGCTCAAAAAATAGAAACAAAAAGATTTATCAATGCTTTAAATGATTATAAATTTAGAATATTCGATACTGAAAGTTCTACGTTCTTAAACTTAATGAGAACACTTACCGAAAAAAATGATGCGGGAGCAAAAAGAGAAGAAATTACAGCTGCAATCTTAAAAAGATTTTTTGGTAATAAAGTTAACGTAACTTTGATTGGTGAACCGGGTAGTAAAAAAGATGCTATAGGTGGTATTGATATTGAAATAACTAAAGATGGTAAAACATTAACAGGTCAAATAAAACCATATAGAGAAATGATACTTGATGATGACAAAATAACACTCAAAGGAACCGCAGCTGTAAGTGTATACAAAACTGATTTAATGATTTTTCAAAAAGGAAGAAGTGTTTTAATTTTTAATAAAAAACCAAAAATTGTTAATGGTAATTTTGTTTTTTCAACAGATTCATTAGTTTACAATATACAATAATAAATTAAAAGATATTTATTTGATATGTCAGTAATACCAGAACCGGAAAGAAGTAAAATATACACACGAGTAAAGCACTTATTAGGTGCTCCAATTAGAAGTGTTGAAGTTGAAGATGAAATGATGGATTCTTTAATGGAACTATCTATTCAAGATTATGAAGAATATATTTTACAATGGTTAATCGATAGTCAATGGGTTAACTTAGTAAATTTAAATATGACGGAGAAATCTGTGGCGAACGCTTTGATTACTAAAACAATGGATTTTGAACAACAATTCAGTTATTCTTATTCTAAAATTGTTGGTTTACAAACCGTTGGTCCTTGGGTTCTAAAGAAAGACTATTTCATATTAAGTGCTAATACTCAAAACTATGAAATACCTGCAGGTAGAGAGGTTAACGAACTTTTATGGTTCAGTAATCAATCTTTTTCGGCATTTGGATTAGGTGGTATGGCTGGTGGTTTTGGTGGTGTCGGTTTAGGTGCCAATGAAGCAGGTTTTGCTCAAGCAGGTTATCAAGGTTCTTATTTTATGATGTCAGGTTTTGATTACCTAATAAGAATGCAAGAAGCAAATATCTTGAATCGTATCTTAGGTGGTTCACTTACATATAGAATTACAGGTTTACCTGATGGTAAAAGAAATGTATTCTTATACAATACTCCCGGTGGAAGATTTAACTGGAACCAATATAGTGATTACGTAGGTAAAGCCGTATGGTATTGGTATTATGATGTTGGTCCTGATAGTAGAGCAGATTGTTTAAAGAATAACCCAGATGTTATTAAATTACCTTCAGATGTTCCATTAGAAGAACTTACTTGGTCGGACTTAAATGTTCCAGCTAAACAATGGGTTAGAAGATGGTTCACCGCATATGTTAAAGAAACATTAGCAAGAGTTAGGGGAAAATATAGTGGTAATTTGAAAACACCTGATTCGGAAATAACAATGGATTATACAAGTCTTTTAACAGAAGCAAAAGATGAAAAGTCTAAGTTAATGGAAGAATTAACAGGTGCTGAAGGTTGGTTAACAAGATTAAGACCTGAAAAAGTAATGGAGCGAGAAGCATTAATTGCTGAAAACTTAAATAAACAAATGAAATTTAGAGCAATGCCTCGACAAATATACGTAATATAATATGTCAATAATTAGAACAATACCATCTCAAAGATTAATCAACGGTGAAGTAATTAACACTTCAGAAGTATCTTTAGTATCAGAAAAAGAATACCAAACAAATGGTGAAGAATGTATCATTGTCAGAGGTGTTTCGGAATCAGTGGTGACACTTAATTCCAAAACAACTGACCATATTGTTGTTAAAGCAATGACAATGATAACAATTAAACCTGATATCGGTAAAATCGACGAAGACTATGATGAAATCGTAATGGACCGATATGCTTGTGTTGAATTCAGATTCTGTGGTGGTAGTTGGTATATTTTAAGTAGTGACGGTCTGAAAAACTCCTAACTTTTCTTCCCAACCTTCTTCAGCAAGTTCATACATATAATCAGGACTAAGACCTCTTTTTTCCCAATAAGATAACTCATTGTCAGATGGTGTCATTACCTCTACCAAACTATCTTGGTCACCATCACCTAATGGATAACCATTTATCAACTCACATTGTGCTGTTGTAAAAATACCTCTTTTTTCAGGTTCAGTCACGATTAAATCATTTCTAACTTCATCTTTAAAGACAACCAATAATGGTTCGATTCTTTTATTAAAAGTTGTTACCGCTCTTGCCGTATTATAATCACCAGTCAAATCAGGATTATCATCCAAAATATTTTTATCTAACATATAACAATTAATTTGAACACCATCACCTTTTTTCTGAACATCACCATGAGATGATTTTAATCCGTTATTAACATACATAATAACATCACCCAAGTTTACATTAATACCTTCTTGAATAGCAAGTTCCATATGAGCCATTCTACTCATACTATTCCCCGCCTTTGTCTTAGTCGTTAATCTTTTCTTATATTCGTCAATAGAAAGTTTAACCCTCGCTCTTTGAGCAATCTTACTTAAAGGGATTTGTTTGTCATAAATCTTTTGTAAATATTCATAATAATATTCAACAAACTCTTTTCCCTTGCCTTCAAGTAATAATCTAACACCTACGTCCAAGAACTCCTCAATATAAAGTGGTAATTTTTTAGATTTAATACTATTACCGGTAAGTTTAATCTTACCCTTATAATCCATAGTGGCGTAGTTTTTACGAGCTAAGTTAATACACGAAGGCCAAGTTCCATCACAATCAAGTGCCATTTCACCCTTCATAAACGTATCGTTATATTCTGCAACATCTGCCTCAGGACCAGTAAATTCTTTACCCTCTTTTACCTTCCAATTAAGACCCCTACCGATATATGTCCTAACTTCCACACCATCGGGTAATGAAAAGTTTACACCGTCCGTATCCATTACAAGTGGAGTATAACCACGGGACATAAAGAATTTTATCATCTGACGTAGGTATTGTCGTCCTGTACAGGTTATCTGCTCTCCCATATACATATCACCCCACGCAAACACTTGAGGAGCTGAGAGGGCCCCAAACATAGAGTTAATGAAAGTCTTAATCGGTAATTGTTTGTTTCCATATGATTCGGACTTCTTACGGTCAGTTTCATAAAACTTCTCGGCAAGTTGTTTATACTTAATACGAGTATCACGGAAATACTTTAACATACCTTTCATTGCTCCTGTAACATCACACTCAGGAAACACATCGTGAACCAATTGAATTGACGGATATAGGGAACTAAAGTCGAGTTTTAATACATTCTTCGAATACCCAACCTTTAACAATCTTGATAATCCACCAACAAAATCAGTTTTACCTTGTTTGGCGGGGATGGCAATATTATGTTTATAAGACCAAGCAAGCATCAACATCTTCCATAATGTCGCAGTTCCCATTGTTGAAACTCTTTCATATGTTGTTGGAATCATCGCAGCAAGTAAGAACGAACCTTGATTAAATTCTTGGTCCACTTGTAGAGTTTCGTCCAAGTCATCGTCAAGATACATTTCAACTAACTTATCACCACCAATCTTTTTGTATACACCAGGAAATTTTGTATCTAAATTATCAAAAGTAGGATTGTTTGCTTTTTTATAATTACCGTTATTAACGTTCAACCAAAACTCATCTTTGTTCTTATAAAATGGTCCAATATCCAAGTGGTCAATATAAACTCGGTCAGGAGCTTCGGCATTAATAAATTTGGTAATATACTTCAAACCTGCAGATTTAATACTCGAATTGATTGCCTGTGCTCTACGAACAGAGTGAATAATATCAATAACATTATAACCCCAAATTGAAGTCTGAACATATGTCTCAACCTCGTTTGCAAGTTTTAACATACCATCTTTTCTTGTGAATGAATGTTGGGGGTGTAATGATTTACAAATCTTTTTGGGGTCAATACCCAACAATCTACATCTTTCAAATATCCAATGCCAGTCGAAGTTTGCTGAGTTATAACCACCGATAATACTTGGTTTTAATTCGTTAATAACATTAAAGAATTCTATGATGGCACCCTTTTCTTGGTCTTCATCAATACATTCAATAACTCTATGATATCCTTTGTTTGTTTTAATTCCAATCATAAAAATCCTACCGTCTTTAGGTTCTAAAGAGGTAGTCTCTAAGTCGAATACGAGTCGGGTTACTTCGTCATAATTTTCAAAACCTTTGAATAATCTTTTTTCTTTTGAGATTAAATATTGTTCTACAGGTGGTAGAATCATTATCTTATCTTTTCCTTTTTCACCCCACGGGTCCAAATTACCATCTCTAAAAAATTGGATAAGTTCTCTATAACCTTTTAAAGATTTAACCATAAAGGTCAATCCTTTTTCCAATCTTTCATTTCCGTGGGTTTCCAATTTTTCAATCATAATCCCATACTTTGTCATAGCAGCCTTTTGAGCTTCTTTTGAATTACCATAAAAGTTAAGGTTTCTCAAATCACCAACCCAAGCAAATGGAATAAATGTATCCTTACGGATTTCTTTACCTTTACCAGGAATTTCTTTGATTTTGTAAATAGAATTGGATGCGTAGTCGAACTCGATTGCGACTATAAATTCTTCGGGGTCGTTTCCATGTAGGAACGATTCAATTTCTTCAGTTGATATCATAATATTATAACGGTGGTTTATTAGCTTTCACTCACGGTGAAATTTACCTTCGTTTATAAATATAACTAAATTTTTGAATAAATCAAACTAACAACAAGGAGATTTTGAAATAAAACTATCTTGAACATTAATGTATAATTCTTCCCTGATTGGTAAAATTAATGTCCCGATTTCAACTGATTGATTGGCACAAGGTTTATCAGATTGAATTAAAAATTGTCCCTGATATCTTCCCGGTGTGTTTGTATCTCTTTCAGTAAATCTAAAATAAACATAATATTCGGTAGGAGCACCCTCAGGTAAATATAAAGATGTTATACCACATTGACCCGAAACAATCTTTGGAATACCTGTTTCAACATCAATCATCGTGAAATAGATTGTTGAACATTCTAAAGTTTCCATTAATTGTTGATAACCTGACCTTCCGTCTTGAACAACTTGCATTTTCAATAACGGTAATGTCGCATTCTTTTTGATAAAAAATTCCATAACAATAAATATATTGTTATGACTCTTTTCTTAGCCCTCTTTCGTAATGTTCAAATCTATCGTGTTCGGTCGGTGTCATAAGTAATAAACCAGGATATAAATTACCCTCTTTAACCAACTGATACATATGACTCATCCAAGTTTGCTCGAATGGATGCCCCCAAGTTGTATCTAAAAACATTTTTTGATTACCTGTTCTGGTTACAATCTGAGGCCAATTACAATAATAAACGTCACCCGTGACATAAGGAATTCCTTGAAATGTTCTTACAGAATCATATAATGCCTTTGGAGCGTTGGGGTCTAATCCTTGTTGAGGTAGTCTATTCTTACCTGGCCAATATTTTTCTCTAATATGTTGTGGTACATTATACCAAGCCCATTGAGTTCCATTATCACCAAAAAATTCACTAAAATTAAGTTTAAGAAAATCAAAATTTTCTTTCTTAACAATCTGTAATGTTTTTGAATATAAATTTGGAACATATCTATTAAATCCGTTTCTACATACTTTACCTTCGTTTGGATAAAAGAACATATCATCTTCAAAAAACAAATAAAAATCTAAATCTGTTTCATTTTGAAAATGTTCTGCAATCCATTGACGACCACCACAAATACCTAAATTATCTTTTTTAATGTGTTCAAAACCATACTCTTCACAAATTACCGAGTATTCCTCGGTAGTTGACAAATCACTTGAATTATCTAATAAAAACTTTTTTGTCTTATATATGTAATCTTTATCGTAGGCAATCATAGAATCAATTAGTGTCCTAAATTGATTCGGACTATTAAATGTTATTACATATAAACCAACTTTATTTATATCCAAATTATTTTCACTTTTATGAATATTTTCAGACTTAAGTTTAAGTTCGTCGTTCTTTAAATTTTCAAAAAATTTACCAATCAATCCATTTGAATCAATTTCAAAATAATCAATAATGTCAGAATGTTTATAACACATAATACTGAATATAGATTCTTCAGTACCCATAAGACCTTCATTTAATGTAGATTGTAATAAATTATAATAAATTCCGTTAATGTCACCTATTGTGTGTTTTGGTCCACCAAAAAAACCACCACGAGCAACTTTATTAACTTTGTCACCCGCAATATCATTTAACCTATTATATTCAAATCCGTGAATTTCAGTTTCAGCGTCATACGGGAAACAAACAAATGAAAATTTTGAAATGTATTTTGATAATTTATCTAAAACTTTATCGTGAGTAAAATATCCCGAATGAACCGTATTTGTTAAACCACCATCAATCCAAAACATATATTCCGAATTAAATTTATCCATAATCTTGGCATCATTTAATAGGAAAACTTTAGACATAACAAGTGGATTATAGTTTTCCAATCTTGCTTGAGTTGACTCTCTTAACCACCCAGCTCGATTTAACCAATCTTCATTAGTTCTTATTTTTTGAATGTTTTTAAAAAATTCATTGTCTTGAAACCAAGATAATGGTCTACTAATAAATTGTGTATTTTCAGGACTTCGTCTTTCAAATACAAATTTTTCAAGTTCATCTTCACCAAAAATTATTAAATTTTCTTCAACTTTTAATAATTGTTCAAATTTATCTAAATAGTGTTGAAATGGTCTTGACCATCCTTCAGATAAATCCCCCCTTCCGATATCCCAAATACCGGTTACTAATGTTATTTTATTCATTTAATTCTTCTAATATTTTATAAAAGCTTTTATTGTTTTTTACGTGTTCCACCATATCTATACCAGTCATTCTTTCATTCTCGTGCCACCAAGTTTCAAAATAATAATTGTAAAATAATTCGGGATGATTTCTAAACATTAATGTCATAATATCTTCTTCATGGTATAATCTATTATCGTGTTCAGAAACTTTATAAACATAATCTCTAAATAAGTCAACAATTGGTTTCCATATTTCTTTTTTACCACCAAAAATACCACCTATAATATGAATCATTCTATTATATTCGGTAAAATGAATTGGGTTTACTGTTCCAGACCAATAGTTTCTATCATTTTCTTTTCCAATTAATGTAAATTTGTCTCCAGTATTAACCATTAAGTTTTCCAAGAATTTATTATTAAATAATGAACTCTCATAATAACCTTTATTGTGAGGTCCTCCCGGTATTAAATATTTGTCAGGTATTAAACCACAGTGTGATAATCCCGCGTCAATCCAAAAATAATAATCGTAAGACATATCTTCAGATAAAAACCAAATAAATTTCATATATTGAATCTCAATACATCTATCCCCCACTTTAATTCCTTCGATATCCTTATATTTACCGATAAGTTTAGAAAATTCATTATTGTGTAAATTAAACACGGAAAATTGTAATTTATCTCGACTAACATTATTTTCATCGTAGAAAAATTGTTCTAAACTATTTAATTCTTCTTCGGAAGTATAACATATAAAATCAGCATCATTCATTTTTAATAATGATAATAAACTCCATCTATAATGTCCTTCACGACTATGTCTACCACCTAATTCAGTTCCATTTAATTTTGTGTATATTGCCGTAATAATTTTAATTTTTTTCATCTTCTATTCATTAAATCTTTTATTATATTTTTCATTTCCCCAATCTGAAAAATGTGGTAAATGAAATGGAGCAAAATTATTTGTTGGTTTAATTTTATGTTGGATTTTTGAATAGTAAATTCTACCCATCATATCTCCATCTTCTGCACCCCACCCAACATACTTTTCATCAAACCCACCCAAAGATGTTAATAAATTAGTATCGGAAATGTAAACACCACCTAATCCACCGGTATGATGTCTTAATGGACCATTTTCTTTGGCTCCTGAATATGCATAAGACCAATCCGCCTTTTCAATAATAAATTTATCATCAATAATATAATCAGAAACATTGTCATTTAATTTTGCTAAATCAAAAGTACAAACATCTCCTTTATCTAAAGATTTAATTAATTCCAAAAGTTTTTCGTAATCTTGTTCATGGAAGAAAGCATCACAATCAATTACCATAAAAAAATCATAGTTTTGTTTATCCTTTAGAATTATGTTAGTTTTTTCTGATTTTTTATAAACACCTAAAGGATATGAAATGTGAATTGAATCTGAAATTATTTGCTCTGGTGAAAAATCATATAAAGACGATTCAACGGTAATATCGTTTAAGTTAAGATAACTTGACAATTTTTTTAATTCCTTCCAAGAAAAATTAACATTTCTTATTCTGGTTGAGTCGGGTTGACCATCATCCCAAAATTTCATGTTTAATGAAATACTATTCATTTATTAGTAATTTAATTCTTTCCCAAATATTATATTTAGGATTTATGAAAAAATCTTTTTTTAATTTTTTTATGTTGTCATAGTATTGTTCATATAGGTTTGATTCGTTATCCACTATAGACTTAACTTTATTAACCATTTCATCCATAGTCATGTTATTAATAGAGATATAACAATTATCAGGTATTAATTCATTAATGTTGGAACATCCTAAATAAATTGGGATTGTGTTTGTTAAAACTGCATCCCAAAATTTTTCACTAATATAATTTTTTTGAATGGTGTTTTCACAAGCCACGGAAAATTTATAGTCATCAAGACCAACATGTTTGTTCCAAACCTCTCCTTTAATATTTTCACCATTAGATACCCAATAAGTTCCGTAAACATCAATCCTGTTATCTTTAGATAATTCAATACCTAAATTGGTTCTTTCTTCATAATTTATTTTATTAGTATTTGGATTCTGTAAATGATTGTAATGACTATAAGTGTCTTTTCTAATTATGATTGAAACTGACTTGTTTTTTGAATAGTCTTTATCTTTTAATTTAGAAGACCAATCCCATTCTTCTCTATGGTCATTTTCTCCTCGACCCGCATAAAACATTGGTAATAATGTTTCTATGTATTCTTCTCTATCAGGATACTCTAATTTATCAGATATTAATATTTTTGAACAGTAATCGTGTATCCCATCTTTTGGTTGATTTGGGGACCATAAAGGTTCCTGTGAGACATAAAAAGTTTTTTCTTTTTGGGTTTCAATTTTGTCCCAATCGGTTCTACCAAATACTATTGTATAGTCCGGATTTTCAGTAACAAAAGAATACTCTGTTAAATCTGCACTCGGTACAAATTGTCTAATCATTCTTGAATTTAGTGACAATGCATCGGTCCACCAACATTCTAATTTTATTTTAATCATATTATTTTTTTTAATTATACAATCTCCATAGATAGGCTATTATATCTTACAAATTTATCAGGACAATATTTAAAAACATGTTCATTTTTAAGTTGTCTAATGTCTAAGGCGTAATGACCATCGGCATTCCTATAAGAAATATTATGTATGTATGTTTTTTTTATCATACGATATCTCATCATGAACGATGCAATATCACAAAGACCTAAATTAAATCTATGTTCACCATCACCGTACAATCTAATTTTTTCAGTCAAACCCGCTTTTTGTGAAAATAAAACTAAATCAACATTAGAATTTTTTTCTTCATTATATGTTGAAATTAAATCCCAAGTAACAACATTATCGTCGTCTAAAAAATAACACCAATCATTATCATCTACAGGTATATCGGTGATAAAATAATTTCTTTGTTCGTGACCCCAAATATGTGAAGTGTCTATCTTATAAAATTTAACTCTATCATCTTCTTTTAAAAAACTAAAATCATCTTCTCCAATGGTATTACTACCCTCGATTAAATGCCAATTAAAATCATCAACTTGATGTTTAATTGTTGAGTATATCACCTTTAAATTATTATATCGATAAAGAGGGGTAATAAAATGTATCATACTATGTAATTTTTAAAAATTAAAGACATTTCATTGTCCGAATCATCTTTCATTTTTTTTAACGTTAAATTTAAATTAGTTAAATATTTTTGTCTAAAAAAATTGTAATTCTCTAAAACGTTATTTATGGTTTCAACCATCTTATCATATGAAGACCATATAATATGTTCATGGTATGGAATATGTTCTTTATATGGAGATTCTTCACTAATAACTAATATACCTGTCATTAAAGCGGGTAAAACTCTTAATTCTTCTAAAGTACAATATTTGTCTGTTTGGTGTATATTAACTAATACTTTATAGTCATCCATAACACTTTTAATAATATCTTTAGAATACATAACACTACCTCCACACGCATTATGAAAATAATCCATATCAACTTTTTGATGGATATTATTCCTTCTTGGAGTTGAACTATGAATTGTTAAACAATTTTTAACCCTATTACCAATATTATCTATATCACTAATATCATAAATTAATGGAGGATAATACCGAAAAATATCTGAATATTCTTTAAAATGGTTAGATATTTTTATGTTATTTATATTTGAGTTTGAGTACTCAAAAACTGATTCTAATTTAATTAATTCTTCAAATCTATACACCTCACAAGAATAAGTACCATCACCATTATTAGTAATGGTGTGTTCATATTGAAAGTTTAAATTAACATCTTTTGATATATTATTACACCCAAAATTAATTGAATAGGGAACATTATTTTTTGTTAAAAACAAAATAATACCATTAAGAATATATTGGTAATATTCGTTTATATTTGAATTACCATATTTTGTTTCATAAAATAATTCACTTTTATTAACTATTTTACTTTCCACTATAAATTTTCTTTATTTTCCATAAAAAATCTTTCGTATGGATATAGTTGTATGTCTTCTAATAGTTGTTCACATTCTATATCTTCAGGGAAATAATATATGTCTCCATTACATTTATATTTTTGGTTAAAGATATAATTCCTATTAAAAAAAGAGTATTTGCCAACTCCACTTTTTATATGTTCATGTCTTATATTTGAAATAATATTTTCAAGACCTCCTGCATGTAATCTGAAAACTTTTTTTCCCTTTTGTTTATTTAACCGATACATAATATCACCATCTTCTTCCCCAAATCCAATTAATCGTTCATCAAAATATCCTAACTCATCAACAAATTTTTTGTTAACAACAAAAAATGAGAATGTGTTGTTAATAATACTTAATCCAAAATATTCTGGAGATTTAATATGACCAGAGACAACTTCAAACATATTGTCAGAAGTAACATTAATATCATCATTCAATATTAATAAATCGTCTTTAGTTGAATGTATTAATAACGTGTTCCACATCTTTGATAATCCTCTTGTCTCAACAAAAAATATTGGAAATACATTTTTATAATTAAGACATAGTGATAACATTTTTTGTCTATATTCTTCAGAAAAGTTTGAATCCTTTTCACCATTAATGCATATAAAAATATTATTATCAACACCTAAAGTTCGAATACTTTTTACTAATGACTCGACAAAATCATATCGTAATGAAAATGTGGTAATACCAATGTCAAAATTATTCATATTAATTTAATTTATTTTTAATTTTTAAATCCAAATTACTTTTAAAGGTTGAGTACCAATTAAATACGTTATTGTGTAATTCATTATATTGGTTATTGTCCATATTATAATATTTTACAATTTCATTCCAAGAATTAACTACAGGTAATGGAGAATCTCCCCAAACTTTAGTAAAATATTCTAAGTTGTTGTAATTTTTTAAAATTGGTATTGAACCTGATTCTAAACACTCCATCAATCTAAATGAGTCAGGATGAACCCATCCCATAGGACACGGAACAAATTTTGTTTTACCGTAAATTGAAATACATTCGTCTTGAGTTAATGATGTCGAACAATTCCATGAATTTGTTTTATGTATAAAAACATTTTCCATATTTTCAATCACAGACAATAACTCTTGTCTATCTGATTTTGGTTGTCCGATAAACGCAAACACATACTCTTTTGTTTTTGACAAATTTTCATTCTTATTAAGAAATCCTGATTTTACACCTAAAGGAATAAATGTAACATTTTCATCACTAATATTTGAATCATAATAATTTCTAAAAACATTTTTTGCCTTTGAATAATAGTCACAATTATGACTTAAGTTTTCGTTAGAGAAATGTAACAAATAAAAAGTATAACCTAGTTCAACAAACTTGTTTAAATAGTTATTGAAGTCATCAGATATGTTATTTGAATTGTTAGAATAAATAATTACAGAGTTATCTAAAACAGTAGATAATTTACCGTCATCAAATATTCTGTTTTGTTCAACATTTTTAAATAAAAATTCTGTGGTATATTCAAATTCAAAAGTCGTTTGGTCTCCATTAAATGTTTGCCAAATTAAATTAAGAGGTTTTGTTTGTTTTCTATGAATTAAAAGTTTGTTGTTATTATGTAATTCAAAAGGTATATTTTTTTCTTTAAACCATTCTATTGTATTAACACAATCATACGCATGTAAATCCTCAATAACGTATAACCCATTTTCTTTTAAATGAGGATATAATGTCTCAAAACTTTTAATATGGTGAAAATGGGTGTGAAGTCCATCATCAATAATAATATCGTAATTACCTCCATACTCACTTACACATCGGTTTAAATCCTCAGTTACACTTTGGTCTCCAATGAATATTCGAACATTTTCTTTTTCATATTTTTTACAATCTTGATTTATGTCAAAGCCAATAAAATCAATATTTGAAAAGAACTCGGTCCACATTTGTATTGAAGCACCAGGAAATCTTGGGTCAGCAACACCTATTTCTAACATCTTAATTTTTTCATCTTTTAATGGATAAAATAATTCTTGATATGTTTCGGTATAAGAGTGATATTCAAAATGTTTGGTTCCTTTATCAGTACCAAGTCTATTTGCTATTTCTGTTAGTGTCATAAATTAATGAGTTATTTCTTTTTTATTATTGATGTAACACTTTGATTATATTCTGGTGTTTTAGACCATATTCTAATATCGGCAACATTATTTTTTATGTATTCCTTTTCATCGTCTAAGATATGATTGGATGCAATGTTGTTAGTAAATTTAAATGATTGTAACATATCTAAAGTAGTTATTAAATCATCGGGAAAAATAGTCCCAAAATTTTCTATTCTTGATGTATGTAAGTCTTCTAAAATATAAATTCCACCTTTCTTTAATCTTTTAAATAATATTCCAAACGATACTTGTTGTTGTTTCATTGTGTGACCACCATCATCAATAATTATATCAAACTCAACATCAACTTCTTTTAAAAAACCATTTAAAGAGTCTCTATCTTCTTGATTAACGATGTATGTTTTAACTCTTTCTTCATCATATTGAGTTTTATCCTCAATGTCAATTCCGTAAATGTTACCATCTTTAAATTTATCTGATAAGTATTTAAGACTTCCACCATAATATACTCCAATCTCTAATATATGTTTACTATCACTTACTTCATTAAAATATGGTTCGTAAACATCTATGAATCCATGTGCGTATTTATCCGTATTATATTGTTCCATTTTATTTTTAACTAACGTTATTATGATTTAATTGAGCTGTTAACCTATCACACCATTCTTTTGATTCTGAGTCAGGCCAAACAACCAAATGAGAAGGTATCTCATCAGTTTGAAACTCTCTCCATATCTTACAATATTTATCAAGGTATCTCATAATTTATTTTTTATTTTCAATATAAAAGTTTAAATCTTCAGGAGTTCCTAGTCCCCACATATTTTTAACTTCATAAACTCTTATTTTTTTATTGTCTTCTACCGCCTGATTAAAAACAGGACAAACGTAAAATTCATTATTAACCCTAACATTTTTTTCAATCATTTGTTCGGCATATTTTACAAAATCAGAACCATGTTTCCAATAATAAAACCCTACAGTTGCATTATCCGAAATTGGATTTTTCTCTGCCACTTCAGTAACATATCCTGTTTCATCTATTTTAACAAAAGACCATTTAGGGTGAGTGGCTTTAAACGTAACTATACCACCATCCGCATCAGTCTCATTCATCTTATACATAAATTCATTTGAATCCCATTCAACAAATTGGTCTGAATTAGCAAAAAACAATGGAGAATCGTTATTAATAAATTCTTTAGATAATAAAGCGGTACATGCAGCTCCTTCGGTAATACCATCAACCTCAACAATTTTACAATTTGGTGTTATTAAATTTAATAAAGTATCTAAGTTATATTTTTCACGATGTGATTTTTGAACCACGTAAATGTAGTTGGCATCAATGTTTAAATTGTCAACAACAACTTGAATCATTGGTTTATTATTTACATCAATAAGTGGTTTTGGAAATGTATATCCGGCTAATTGAAATCTTGACCCAGCTCCAGCCATTGGAATAAGAATGTTCATTTTATGGTCTTCCCATTTTGGTGTCATCATATTATGTCCTGATTTTATTTCTAATATTTTTTTTGTTATGTTAATATAAGTAACTTCAATTGGAGATTTTACTCTAAAAACGTGAGATTTACTTCTCGACGCGGCAAGTAAACCATATGGAGAATCTTCAACAATTAAAGTTTCTTCAGGTAAACACCCAACCATAGATATCACTTTCCAATAAATTTCGGGGTGAGGTTTTGAATTTTTAACATCTTCATTAGATAAAATTAAATCAAAAAATTCAATAATCCCTAACTTAGATAATACCGTTAAAACAGTTTTTCTAATACTATTAGAACACACCGCCAACTTATAACCTTCATTAACTAACATAGTCATTGTTGTAATTAAATCCGTATTATATTTTAAATTCCTTAAAGATTGTAAAGTATAAGTTTGTTTATTATCCCAAATTTCTTTGAATTGTTCTTTAGGTAAACCTTTACGTTCGTGTAACATATCTAATTTTTGATTTGTTTTTAAACCATCATAAATTGATAAGTGTTCATCCCAAGTTATTGAATAACTACCTAATGCCTTATTTAAAGATTCATAATGAATTTCTTTGGCCTCAACCAATACTCCATCTAAATCAAATATTATTGTTTTAATCATTATATTTTTTTATAAAATCTGAACAAATACCCAAACATATTGAAATATCATCATTATGTATTTCAGGCATAACTGCAATACTTCCAATAATAGGTTGTTTACCTGGATAAACCCACATATAGTTTTTAGATGTTAATGTTAGTGTATCTTGTTCGTGCCAAAAATAATGTAATGAGGTGTTTCTAATCCAATTTAAAGATTCAAAATTTTTACAATGAACCCATAATTTATCAATTCTTTCACCTAACCACTCATCACTAACTTCATATTGTGGTTTATCGTGTCCCAAATAAACTTTACCATCAACCCACCATAAGTCAACTTCAACATCATATCCATCATCAATAGCTTCCATAATATAGTATGGTGAGTTTTCTCTATCTTCATTAGGACCGTTTAAGTTTCCTCTATGTGATATTAATATCATAATTAACTTACAACATCATTGTTTAATTGACCTGTTAACCTATCACACCATCCTTTTGATTCTGAGTGAGGCCAAACAACCCAATGAGAAGGCATTTCATCAGTTTGAAATTCTCTCCATATCTTACAATACTTATCAGGGTCTCTCATAAATCCAGCAATTTCATTTTTGTCAGCATCTTTACGGAATAATGTTTTATCTTCTTTACCGTGGAAAGCAACCACCCAAAAATCATAATCGGTCTCAGGAACACTTGAATATCCAACATCAATACAATGTTTGAAGATAGTACAGAAACTTTTTTTCCATTCTTCTTCTGTTTCAAATGTATATGGATTTGGTGGATAATTCTTATCTAAAGTATATCTATCAATTGCTCGTTTTTCAAACAATATACCAGAATACTTTTCATATTCAGTTAAAGTTCTAACCGGTCCAAAACCATAAAGTCCATCGTGTCCTTCTTGTTTTTCACCATCCATACCAAATAATTTTCTATTTGTGTGATGTGAATGTTTATTCTTTTCACCCCAAGTTTTATCATCATCCCATTGTTTTGTTCTACCCTTACGAGTATATTCGTGATAAACTACAGGAATGTGTGGATGGAATAAATCATAACCCCAAGTGTAAGCTCGAGCCGCGATTGAAATTTCTTCTCCGTGGAAATAGTATTCGGGGTTATGTTGAACTTCTTTTGAAAACTCTCCTAATGTGAAACAAAAGTGAGCTGAGTAAAATCTTGCAGCTACTGGTTTTTTCATCTCTCTCCAACTTGGAATTGTTTCAGGTAAGAAGAATACTGCACCTTCGGGGATGAATCTATCAAACACCATTCTCCATGCTTCTTGAGAACGACCTGCTGGGTCATTTTCAGGGTCGAAGGACGGAACATAACCCGTAAGTAGAGGTTTCTTGTAACCGTCCTTTTGTAACCCCTTTATCATTTTAATTAGGATATCATCCCAATCTTTAACAAATCGCATATGTGAATCAATTTGTAGGGTATATTCTTCACCATCATAAAGTTGTTGTGTTAGGTTTCTTGCCCAACATACACCTTTGGCATCTTGATAGGGGATATCTAAGATTTTGAATCTTTTATCTTTTCTATATTCGTCAATATTATCAAAACCGTCTGTTTCGTTAAATTGTCTTGCAATACTAAAGACCAAATTTTTAGGTTTTTTGGCATTTGCCAACATATCTTTGATTGTTGGA